GAAGAAATGTATGATGAACGCTCGGCAATCAAGAAGAAGATGCTTTCTTCTAAGAAAGAACTCGAAAAGTGCGACAAGAATGATGAAGCCGAAGTCTATCGCATTGAACGTGATATCGCACACTTTGAAAACCAGCAGTTGGCTATTAAGATTCTTTTGAATTCTCTTTATGGTGTGTTGGGTCTTCCTGCGTTTCGTTTCTATGACATTGACAATGCTGAGGCTGTAACTCTTTCTGGACAGACAGTTATTAAGAAAACAGAGGCAGCAATCAACATGAAGTACAACAAAGAATTAAAGACAGATGACATTGACTATGTTCAATACGTTGACACGGATTCGGTGTTTGTTTCATGTCTCCCACTTGTGAAGAATCGTTTTCCTGACATTGACACGAATAATGTTGAACTAATGACGAGCAAGATTTACGATATTGCAACAGAAGTTCAGAATTATGTTAATGGTTTCTATGATGTGTTTGCTAAGAAGGTGTTCAATACGACGAAGCATCGACTTGAAATCAAACAGGAAATGATTGGACGTACTGGCTTTTGGGTTAAGAAGAAGAGGTATGCTCTTTGGATTATTTCAGATAACGGTGTTCCGATGGACAAGTTAGAAGTAAAGGGGTTGGACGTTGTTCGTTCTTCGTTCCCGAAGTCATTCCAAAAGTTCATGAAGGAAGTTCTTGTTGACATTCTAAAATCAAAAGATAAAGATGAGATTGATGAGAACATTCTAACATTCAAACGTCAGTTGGGTGAAGTTCTTTTTGCTGAGGTTTCAAAGAACTCTTCGATTAAAGACATTAAGAAATATCAAGATCCTGCAAAGGATATGGTTCTTGGTAAGTTTGCTAAGGGTACACCATCACACGTTAAGGCTGCAATCAACTATAACAAGTTGTTGAAGATGTTCAAGTGTCCTGCCAAATATCCACCAATCAAGAATGGTGATAAGGTGAAGGTTGCTTACTTGAAGAACAATAAGTATGGATTGGAAGAGTTGGCATTCCGTGGTGACTCTGATCCTGATGAGATTATCCAATTCGTAAAGGAACACTTTGATGCAAAGGAGTTATTTAACTCTGAACTTGATGGTAAACTTCGTGCATTCTATAATGCACTTAAATGGGAATTTCCATCAGAACATAAAAAAAATGCACAAAAGTTTTTTTCTTTCTAAAAGATTTCGTATATTAGAACATTAGTAAAACAAACAGAGTGGTTATGGAAACAAATATCATTTTAGAAGGCGACTGCATTGAATCAATGAAGAAGTTGCCGGATGCTTTTATCAATACCTGTGTTACTTCACCACCTTACTATGGTCTTCGTGATTACGGAGAAGATGGTCAGATTGGTCAAGAAGAAACACCGCAACAATACATTGACAAGATGGTTGAAGTCTTTGCAGAAGTTCGTCGAGTTCTTCGTGATGACGGAACTCTTTGGTTGAATCTCGGTGATTCATATGCTGGAAGTGGCAAGGGTGCTTACGCTGACGGTGTATCTAGGTTAGGTGAAAAGTCAAAAGTTCAAGCCAGTAGTAAAGGAACTACCACTGGAACATTTAGAAAGACAAATGTTCAAGGATTGAAGCCAAAAAATCTTATGGGTATTCCGTGGAGAACTGCAATGGCACTTCAAGAAGATGGGTGGTATCTTCGTCAGGATATTATTTGGGCAAAGCCAAACCCAATGCCAGAATCAGTTACAGATAGATGTACAAAGGGACACGAGTATATTTTCTTGATGACGAAGAACCCTGACTATTACTTTGACTACGAAGCTATTCGAGAACGTTCTGTTTCAAAGATGGACAGAGAACATCTTTCTCCGATTGGTGGAAAGAAGAATGTATTAAAACCTGGTTCGTATTCAGGTAATGCACCAGAGAACGATGGGTTTAGAAACAAACGTTCTGTGTGGAATGTTCCCATCCGAGCAAAGTCATACGAAGGAGCACACTTCGCAGTTTATCCCGAAGACCTTATTACACCTTGCGTTCTTGCTGGTGCTCCCGAAGGTGGTATCGTTCTTGACCCATTCTTTGGTGCAGGTACAACAGGTGCAGTTGCAATCAAGAACGGAAGAACTTACATTGGTTGTGAGTTGAATCCAGAGTATATCCAAGTTGCAAAGAATCGTCTTGACCCAATTCACTTGAAGCGTGAAAACATGGAGAAGGCAGACGGTATCATTCAGAACTATTTTCAATTCTAATAAATAAATTCAGACAGGAGTAAATATGGAAAAGTCACGGTTGATGAACTTCATTAGTAAGTATCACCTAAACGGTTTGGTTCAATCAGTTTCGTGGAACTCTAATGGTTCTCTTTCAACTCGGTTTATCTCTGATGATAAGTCGGTGGTAGGAGAAGTTCAAATGAACACATTCAACGGAACAAAGTCAAAGCTTGGTGTTTATAACACAGACCTTCTTGTTAAGTTGATTAGCGTTCTTGGTAATGACATTAATTTCAATGTCAATCTTGCACAAGACAAGGCGTTCTCACTTACACTTGATGACAATTCAACAACGGTAAACTATATGTTGGCTGACATGGCAGTTATTCCACCAACACCAGAGTTGAAGCAACTTCCTCCGTTTCAACTTACAATCAAGTTGACAAAGGAATTCATTGATAAGTTTATTCGTGCTAAGGGAGCTCTTCCTGAAATTGAACACTTTACTCTTGTCAAGAATCAAAAGCTGAACAAGTATCAAGTTGTTCTTGGTCATTCTAATCTAAACTCAAATCGTATCTCTCTTGATATTGATTGTGAAGTTAGTGAAGACATCGAACCTATTTCATTCTCAGCAAAGTATTTCCGTGAGATTCTTGCGGCAAACAAGGACTTAAAGGGTGGAACACTCGCGGTATCATCGGAAGGTCTTGCTAAGGCAGAGTTTGAAATTGATGGATTTGAATCAAGATATTTCTTAGTTCGTATGGAGAACAACTAATATGGACGAGTTCTATTGGAAGAAACGGGATTCCTATTGGAAGCCAGATTACTATGTAAGTCCAGAAGGTAAAGTTCTTGGTGAACTAACTGAAAGTCGTGAGAGCAATACATGGAGAGCAAGCGTATGGAGTGAATCAGATAGACACTTTATAACACTTGGTATCTATATTGCAGAGGAACTTGCTAAGTCTGCAATAGAGCAATATTGTGAGGATAATTACTAAGAGATTTCCACACAAAGAAATAACAAAAGGGAACTTCGGTTCCCTTTTTTCATTTGGAAATGTCCCAAAAATTTCGTATATTGTATTCATCTGATAACAATAAGGTTTCAAAATGTTCAATCCCCAACACACTCTTTATGTGGAAAAGTATCGTCCACAGTCACTTGACACGTATATTGGAAACGAAACAATCAAGGAAACGTTCAAGCGATACCTACAATCGGGTGATGTACCACACCTTCTTCTTTATGGTGATGCCGGTAGTGGTAAGACAACACTTGCAAAGATTGTAGCCAACACAATTTCAAAAGACAATTACATTTACATAAATGCTTCCGATGAGAACTCCATTGATACCGTCCGAGACAAAATCAAGCAGTTCGCATCGTCAATCGGTTTCGGTGGTTTGAAGATTATCATTCTCGACGAGTCTGATTATCTCACTCCAAATGCACAAGCTGCTCTCCGTAACATTATGGAGACGTTCAGCAAGACAACACGATTTATCCTAACGTGTAATTACGTGGACAAGATTATTGACCCGATTCAATCTCGGTGTCAAATCTTCAACATCGTTCCTCCATCTAAGAAAGATGTTGCTGTTCACACGATGGGAATTCTTGAATCGGAAGGTGTGGAGTTCTCAAAGGAAGATTTAGCACAAATCATTAACATGACTTATCCTGACATTCGTCGTGTACTGAATACAGTTCAACGTTGTATTCTCGATGGTAAGATGCAACTTGATAAGTCAACTCTTGTTCAGAATAACTTTTACTCAACAGTTGTTGACGTATTAAAGTCTGGTAAGAATAAGAAAGAAAAGTACACAGAGATTCGTCAGATTCTTGCTGACAACTCAATCCGTGATTACAATCCACTGTTCCGTTATCTGTATGATAATGTAGAACAATTTGCGAATGGATTTGTATCAACTGCGATTCTTATTATCGCGGAATCACAATACAAAGATGCAATGGTAGTAGACCATGAAATTAATGCGATGGCGATGTTCATCCAACTCATTATGGAAATAGACCAAAGAAAGTAAGATGGAGATAAACAAGATATATAATGAAGATTGTTTGGAGACAATGAAAAGAATACCAGATGGATTCATTGATTTGGTTGTAACTTCTCCACCTTATGATAACTTACGCCAGTATAACGGTTATTCATTTGATTTTGAAAATACAGCAAAAGAATTATATCGAATCGTTAAAAATAGTGGTGTAGTTGTTTGGGTAGTTGGTGATGAAACATCAAATGGAAGTGAGTCTGGTACTTCATTTAAACAAGCACTTTACTTCAAACAGATTGGATTTAACTTACATGATACGATGATATACGAAAAAAATTCACCGGCATATCCTGCATCTAAAAAATCTAATAGATATACACAGATATTTGAGTATATGTTTGTATTATCGAAAGGTAAACCATTTGCAAATTTGATATGTGACAAACCAAACAAATGGTATGGACATAAAGACTTTTCAGGCAAACTAAAAAATCCAGTTCCAGAATTTTCTCCAAGAACAAACATTTGGAAATATACCACATCGTTTAATGGTGTCCATCACCCTGCACCTTTTCCAGAACAATTGGTGGAAGACCATATATTATCTTGGAGTCAAATAGGTGAGATTATATATGACCCTTTTATGGGAAGTGGAACTACTGCTAAGATGGCGTTGATGAACAGTCGTAAATTTATTGGTAGTGAAATATCGAATGAATATTGTGATATAGCCAATAATAGAATTAAAGATATATGTGCAGTTGATTTGATGAATCTAAATAAATTTTTTGAATAGAAGGGAAATAACTATGAGCAATCTATTTGATGTTGGTGGTGGACAACCACCACAACAGAAGGTAAACGTGAATTTGAACGAGGCACAAGATTTGACGTGTCCAAATTGTGGAAGTCACTTCTTCAACACAGTTTTTATGTTTAAGAAACTATCGGCACTTGTTTCACCAAACGGTAGAGAATCTTTAATTCCGATTGAAACTTTCGCTTGTATCGAATGTGGAACAATTCCAAAAGAACTTCTACCAAAGGCACCAGGTAATGGCTCGGAACTTATTTGATTTAATCAAGGGTGTGACCAAAGATAAAATAAAATGGGAAGCCCTTACTGAAGAAGACCAAAAGGTGTGGAACAATTTTATTGTAAGCCGATGGTTTTCTATGGAGATGGAATTGACGGATGCCGTGAATGACTTTCAAAAGTATAGTAACTGCATCCTTACTTCCAAAGATTACTATAAGTTACTCCATGATGTCTTACCAAAGACAACATTTTACCTGAAGTACACGAAGAAAAAGAAAAAGGTAGATATAGATTCGCAATTTGTGGATTTATTCTGCCAACATTATCAGCTTGGTAAGAAAGTAGTTTTTGAGTATATTACAGACCTTGTAAGAATAAACCCAAACGAACTCGTTTCTGTTTTGGAATCTTACGGAACCAAGAAAGAAGATGTAGAAAAATTCAAGAAACAAATAAAGACATTACAATGAGGACAACAAAAATGGCAATAAAAGAAATTGACTTGGGTAAAAAGAAAGATGAGAGTGACATCGTTGCTCAAATGGAAGAGAAGTTTCCTATTATGACTACCGACTTCAAGAGAATTCAACGTGAACAATATGAACTCTTTTGTAGAAAGCAATCTAATTACGGGCCAGACAACATTTCATTAGGAACAACTCTTGAAAGAGAAAACGATAGAAAGTTATCACTTCAAGGTTTGTTCTTCCGATTGAACGATAAAATCAATCGATACAAACAAATGATTATGTTTGGTTCAGTTGATGCAGTTGGTGAATCACTTGAAGATACATTCAAAGATATTTCAGTTTACGGTATCATTGCACAACTCGTTCAAAACGGGAAGTGGGGTAAGTAATGTCTTCTTCAAGAATTTCCTTCTCACAATATCAAATGTGGAAGGGATGTCCTCATCGTTGGAAACTAAATTATATTGATAAGGTTTCCGTACCTTCACCATCTATTGCACTCGTGTTTGGAACTGCCATGCACGAAGTTCTGCAAATGTATGTGGAGATGTTATATCGTTCTACGATTGAAGAAGCAAATTCACTTCCACTCGAAGACCTCCTAAAAGAAAAGATGGGTGTGGAGTATAAGAAGATGTTGACTGAAAACAATGAACAACACTTTTCCAATCCAGATGAAATGCAGGAACATCTTATAGATGGTATTGAAATCATTCGTTGGTTCAAGGCACATCGTGAAAAGTTCTTTATGAAGAAGGGATGGGAACTTGTTGGTATTGAATTACCAATCAATATCATACCACTCGAATCAAATCCAAATGTTCGTCTCGTTGGTTTTCTTGACTTGGTAATGCGAGATTTGAAAACAGGAAAGATTCACATCTACGATTTCAAGACTTCAACAAGTGGTTGGAATAAATACACAAAGGCAGATAAGGTAAAAACATCACAACTTGTTTTGTATAAGACCTTCTATGCAAAGCAATTCGATATTCACCCCGATGATATTGAGATTGAGTATCTTATTTTGAAACGTAAGATTGATGAGAATGCAGAGTATGCTGCAATGAGAAATCGTGTTCAACGGTTTGCACCTTCACATGGAAAGGTATCGCAAAAACAAATCCTTAAAGAGATTCAAACATTTGTTGAGACTGCATTTGATTCAGAAGGTAACAAGAGAACAGACATTTACTATCCTGCAATTGAAGGTGAGAAGACCAAGAATTGCCGGTGGTGTGAGTTCAAAGACAAAGATGATTTATGTCCAATAAAGAATAGGGTTCAATAATGAAGTACGCATATACATTTGATGATATTCAAATTATTCCAAAGTATAGTGAAGTAGATAGTCGTGGTAAATGTAATCTTGTAACAAACTTTACAAAACAATATAAGATTGGTACACCACTTGTTGCTTCACCAATGGATACTGTAACCGAATACAACATGGCAATAACAATCGCATCATATGGTGGGGTCGGTGTAGTTCACCGATTCATGACCATTGAAAGACAGGCAAATCAAATTCGTAAGATTAAAGAACAAGAGAAGTTAGTAGCCGGCGCAATTGGTGCAACAGCTGACTACAAAGAACGTGCACAAGAACTTGTAAACGCAGGTGCAATCGTTCTTCTTATTGATGTTGCACACGGTAACACAAAACAAGTAAGAGACTCAATTACATGGTGTAAACAAAATCTCCCAAACTATGTAGATGTTATCGCTGGTAATGTTGCTACATATGAAGGTGCACGAAATCTAGCACAGTGGGGAGCTGATGCAATTCGTGTTGGTATTGGAAATGGTTCTCTTTGTGAAACAAGAATCAGAACTGGTATCGGTATTCCACAAGTAACTGCACTCATCGAATCTATTCGTGCCGTAGAAGAATCTGGAATTGATGTTCCTATTATCGCAGACGGTGGGATTAAAATGACTGGTGATGTTGCAAAGGCACTTTCACTCGGTGCAGATTCTGTAATGTTGGGTTCACTCCTTGCTGGTACTCGTGAATCGCCAGGTGAAATTCACCGAATGGGAATGTGGCCGAACGAACAACTTTTCAAGAAGTATCGTGGTTCTGCATCCGCTGAAGTAAAACAAGTTCATGGTTTAGAAGAAAAGAATGTAGAAGGTAATTCAAAGTTAATTCCTTACAAGGGTAAGGTTGAACGTGTCATCAATGACATCAATGACGGTGTTCGTTCTGCCATGTCTTATGTTAATGCAACAACAATTAGAGAATTTCAAGTTAAGTCCGAACACGTTTTGATTACACAGAATGGTTTGATTGAAGCTAAACCGCACTTGTTATTGTAATCGTTTTTTCGTATATTGATATTTATTAAAAAGAAGTTTTGTATTTAAAGGTTATGTATGGCAAAGAAAAAGATTCTCCTCTTATCGGATGACCTCCGACTTACATCAGGTATTGCCACTGTCTCTCGTGATATGGTACTTGGTACGGTTGCACAATATGATTGGATTCAAGTTGGTGCAGCGATTAATCATCCGGACAAAGGTAAATTATTAGACCTATCCGATGATGCAAAAACAATAACAGGTGTTCAAGATGCATCGGTTAAAATTCTATGTAACGATGGGTATGGTGACCCATTCTTGATTCGTCGTCTTATTGATGCCGAAAAGCCGGATGCAATAGTCCATTTCACAGACCCACGTTTTTGGGGATGGTTGTATAATATGGAACACGAAATCCGTACAAATATTCCGTTGATATATTTGAATATATGGGATGACATTCCAGACCCGTATTGGAATAAAGAAGCATATTCAAGTTGTGATTTGCTCATGGCAATATCGAAGCAAACCTATGGAATTAATCACCGCATCCTTACAAGGTTTGAAGGTGAAGTAAGTCCTACACGAATCACATATGTTCCACATGGTATTAATACAGAAATGTTTTATCCAATCACTCAAGGTGATAAAGCATGGGAACCGTATGTAAATGAGACAAATAAAATTCGTGGTAACAACAAAGATACGTTTGTTGTATTCTGGAATAATAGAAATATTCATCGCAAGCATCCTGGAGACGTTATCCTTGCATACAAAGAAATGTGTGAACTGATTGATGCGAATGGTGGTAATGCCGCAAACGATTGTTTACTTCTCATGCACACACAACCTATCGACCCGAATGGTACAGACCTAACTGCGGTTGTTGGTGAATTGTGCCAAGAATATCCAGTCATGTTTAGTGATAAAGTTATTCCAAGTGAGGCACTTAACATTCTTTATAATGTTGCTGACGTTACTTTGAACATGACTTCGAATGAGGGATTTGGTCTTGGAACTGCAGAATCACTTTCATCGGGTACACCTATTGTTGTAAATGTAACTGGTGGTATGCAAGACCATTGTGGATTCATTAATCCTAAAACAGGAAAGTTCTTCTCTGCCGATGATTACGTTGAAGTAAAGACACTTCATCGAAAAGATAAATGGGGAGATTTACAACATGGTGAGTGGGTTAAACCAGTTTGGCCATCAAATATTTCACTTCAAGGTTCTGTACCGACTCCTTATATTTTCGATGACCGAGCAGATTTCCGTGAAGTTGCACAGAAGTTGTATGAATGGTACAAGACACCAAAGGCAGAACGTAAAGCATCCGGCATCAAGGGACGTGAGTATATCATGAATCCAGAAGTTGGTATGAGCAGACAACTTATGTGTGAACGTGTTGTAGAAAGTGTTGAAGATTGTTTCAAGAACTTCACACCAAGAAATCGTTATGAATTACATTTAGCGTGAGGATAATATGAGTTATAGACCAGAATTAGTTTTTTGTGGGCCAGTTGCAACACGCAGTGGATATGGCGAACACGCCAGAGACCTTCTCCTTTCTCTATTCGAGATGGATAAGTTTAATATCAAAGTAATCTCTATTAACTGGGGAGAGACACCTATGAATGCTCTCAATCCAGAAATACCAGACCATAAGAAGATATTGGACTCAATTATACCGGGACTTCAAACACAACCCGAAGTTTGGGTACAATGTACTATCCCAAATGAATTCCAACCAGTTGGAAAGTATAACATTGGAATAACTGCCGGTGTTGAAACAGATACTTGTTCGGGTGAATGGATTGAGGGCTGTAACAGAATGAATCTTGTTATTGTGCCATCCAAACACGCTAAGGATGTATTTCTAAATACGAAATACGAAAAGAGAGATAAGCAAACTGGTCAACCGATGGGGAATATTGAAGTCACAGTTCCAATTGAAGTTCTCCACGAAGGTGTCCGTCTTGATGTCTATGGTAAAAATATTCCATTCGAATCTTCAATAAAAGAAACACTCGACGATATAAAGGAAGATTTTTGTTACCTATTCGTTGGACACTGGTTGAGAGGTGACTTCGGTCAAGATAGAAAAGATTTGTCAGGATTGATTTATACTTTCTTAGAAACGTTTGGTGATACAGAGAATCCACCTGCACTTCTATTAAAGGCATCCAGTGGTGGTTTTTCTATAACTGACAGAAGTAAAACACTTGAAAAGATTTCTCTTATTAAGCAAATGGTAAAGAAGAAAAATCTTCCAAACATCTATCTTCTTCATGGTGATTTAACAGACCAAGAAATGAATACTCTTTACAATCATGAAAAAGTAAAGGCATTTGTTTCATTCACAAAGGGTGAGGGTTATGGTAGACCAATCGCAGAATTTATTATGTCTGGTAAACCTGTTATTGTATCTGGATGGAGTGGTCAAGTTGATTTCGTAAATCCAGCATTCCATACTTATCTCGATGGTGAACTTAAACCAATTCATGATAGTGCAGTTTGGGAAGGTGTTCTAAACAAAGGAACCAGTTGGTTCACTGTGAATTACCAATCTGCCGCCGATACACTCCGTAAGGTTCAAAAGAAATACAGCTCGTATCTTTCTGAATCAAAGAAGTCTGTTAATCAAATGGAAGTAAAATTCTCATACGATGCAATGGTTAAGAATTTCGATACAATGTTGGATAAGTATCTTCCAAAGTTCGCACAAAAGATGTCTCTTAACTTGCCTCAATTAAAGAAACTCCCAACCTTAAAGAAAGTTGAAACGGAATGATTTCTTATACAATAACCGCTTGTAATGAAGATAGAGAGTTGGATAAACTACTGAATGTGATTCGTGTAAACTTAAAGGACACAGACGAGGTAGTTATCCAACTCGACCAAAATAATTCAACAGATGAAGTTAGAAAGGTATGTTCGATATATCAAGAAAGAATACCAATATTAAAGGTTATAGAATTTCCACTCAACAATGATTTTGCATCATTCAAGAATAACTTGAAGAGTCATTGTACGAAAGAATGGATATTCAACATTGATGCCGATGAAATACCATCAGCCTTTCTACTTGAAAATATCCACACCATTCTTGAATCAAATTCTGATTTAGACCTTTTAATTGTTCCGAGGTGGAATATTGTTGATGGTATAACTGAACGTCATATCGATTCTTGGCGTTGGAGATATGACGAGTGGGGTAGAATAAATTGGCCAGATTGGCAGATGAGAATCTATCGAAACAAGGAATCTATATCTTGGAAGAATAAAGTACATGAAAAGATTGATGGATATGAAAAATATTCATTTCTTCCAGAGGATAAAGATTATTGTCTCTTCCATAACAAGACAATCCAAAAACAAGAACAGCAAAACAATTTTTATGATACGATAGTTTAATATGAAAAATCTTTTAATCGGTGCCATAAGCGGGAATTATTCCCAAAGTGATGTTCAACGATGGATTGAATCATCGGATGGTTTTGAAATCAAAAGAGTCCTCTTTCTTTACAACGATGAAAATGAGGAACTTAAAAAATACTTATCAACGAAAAATGTGGATGTGATAATTCCAACTCATGATGCGTATAACAATGAAGTGGATAAGTTTCAAACTCACACTGGAGAGATGACAATATCATCGTCTTACAATCTAGTTCATAACATAAGATTTTATCATATATGGCAATACTTGACAGAGAATGATTATGAAAAAATTCTGATTACGGATGTACGAGATGTATATTTTAACGATGACCCATTTAGCAAGATACCGTCCGATAAGATAATTGCATCAAGTGAAGTTATAAAATACGAAGATGATAAATGGAATGAACGCCATCTGTACAACAATTTATCTATGATTGGTTATCATTCTTTGATTTCAAATCAAGTTTATAATGTTGGTGTATTCGGTGGTAATGCAAAATTAGTTCAAGACATATGCGCAGACATTTATCTAATGTCAATAGGTAAACCTCTTGTTGCAGACCAAACCTCTTTCAATTATTTGATACAAACATCCCATAAAGATAAAGTTGTATTTACAGATTTAAAAGATAAGTTTGCAGTTCATCTTCATGTTGTTGCAAATGGTATGGTTCAATTTGATTTATCAACCTTAAACGAATATTCAATTGTTCACCAATACGATAGGTTATGAAATACTCCATAATAATATCATACAGAGATAGAGAAGAACATTTATCTAAATTACTCCCACGTCTTCATTCTATCTTCAACAAAACAGATTATGAAATAATTGTTGTTGAACAAGATGACAAGGACAAGTTCCAAAAGAATTCTCTTTACAATATTGCGGCTCTTCGTGCAAAGGGAGACCTCTTGATATTTCACGATGTGGATTATTATCCATCGGATAATATCACTTTCAATTCTTATTCCACACAAAAAGATTTACCACTATACCCAGTTGGTAAAGTTATATTTTTAGATGAGAATGATTCACCAAGAGATTACAAAGATATTCCAGCTGGATATAGAAACTTTCATGTTGATGTTGGTGACCATTCTGGTGGAATATTTGTTTTGCATAAAGATTTGTTTCATGATATAAAAGGACTTAATCCTTATTATCGTGGATGGGGTAAAGAAGATGATGATACCAGAGAGCGATTCCGATTATTTGGAAAAGATTGGTTTAGAAATAAGGAAGGATTGTTTTATGCCTTGTATCATAAAGATAGTAAGCCAGATGATAATGACACCGATTTTATAAACAATCATATAATGTTATCACAGATTGAAAAAAATATAGAGTTGGGATATAATGATGTCACTGCTGATGTTGAAGAATTTGGTGGAGACGATGGAGTTCGTTGGTTGAAAGTTAAAAATTTTAAATACAGAGAAATATGAGAAACCTACAATTAATATCAAATTACTTTATACCTTACAGAATATTGGACATCGGTGCAAACGTCGGACAATTCCATCAACTCTGCAAAGAATCTTTTCCTGATAGTTTTATATTCAGTATCGAGGCATCTCCTTCCTGTGAATCTTCTCTTAAATCAATAACACCGAATTATTTAATTGCGATGTTGACAAAGGATAATTCCGTTTATGATTTCTACATAAGAAAGGGTGACCCAACTTGCACTGGAAATTCCATCTATAAAGAACTGACGGAATTTTATTCCGATGACCAAGTTGAAATTTTAAATCAGCATGGGGTTAGATTGGATGATTTATTTACAGACGATTCGGAATTTGATTTAATTAAAATGGACACACAGGGTTCCGAGCTTGATATTATCTCTGGTGGTATTTCTATTTGTAAAAAGGCAAAAGGAATTCTACTTGAAGTATCTATGACACAATATAATGAAGGTGCCCCGTTATATGAAGATGTGATTTCATTCATGGCCAACATAGGATTTGTCCCAGTTGAAACATTGGATGAATCAAGAAATCATGGTTCTTATCAAAAAGATATTCTTTTCATAAATAAAAATAAGTGAGATAGTATGAAGGTTTTAATAAAATGCACCGGTTTTATAGGTGATAACATATTTGCAACTTCTGTTGCAAAAAAGATGAAAGAAAAATATGGCGAAGATTGCGAAATCCATTTTCAAATTTCAATCCTCAGTCCGTTTGAATTAATTTTCAATAACCCTTACATCGATGGGGTTTTTCTTTATGGTGAAGAATTGGGAGAATATGATGAAATTCATCAACTCAATCCAATACATAGAAGAGAAACACCAACGATTCAATTTCAAAAACAATGTGGTATAACAGATGTATCAAGTGAATACAAAGTTTATAGTAATCTCGCAATTGATAATCTTGTAAGTAAAAGATTTGATGAGTATAGAAATGATGGTTACAAAACTATCGCTGTCCAACAGAATTGGGAAGAGAAGAGTTTTCTATTTACAGAAGAAGAATATGAAAGAGGAATTGATGTTCCAAATTTAGGTTATGGTGGAAAACGTAGGAACATAAATTTTATCGTGAACTCAATTGATAAATTGAATAATGTTTTAGTGATTCCAGTTGGAAAACCAAATGGATATAATCAGATGTTATCGGATATATCTGCCGTAAGTGAATTGACATTAACTACATCTGTCATAAAGAATTGTGATTTATTTATTGGCTCCGAAGGTGGATTATCAAATATCGCCGCTGGTGTTGGAACAAGGACAATAATAACTGGTGATTTTGTCCACCAGCTTTATGGGTGGAACGGTGTAATAGAAAAAAATGAAGAGCCTAAATTGGGTCCAAAATATTATTTCGATGATGTTGCCCATGTCACATTAAATCCGTATATTACAGATGAAGAAGTTGTAAAACAAATATCTGAACTGATAGAATAATGCAAAAAATCTATTCAAAGATAAACCCAGAAAAAATATTACACATAATTGTGCGTAAAGATGATTTCCAACCAGGAAGGCAAGATGTAATTGACGAATCACAATTCATACAATGTTCCATGTTACAGATGGATGGTGGAAAAACATTTAAGCCACATAAACATATATGGAAAGAGAGAACACGAAATGTTATTGCACAGGAGAGCTGGGTAATTATTCGTGGTAGTGTTGAAGCAATTTTGTATGACCTCGATGATACTATTTTAGAACGAGTTATTTTGAATGAGGGCGATGCCAGTTTCACACTTGAAGGTGGTCACAATTATAGAATACTTGAAGAAGATACTCTTGTATATGAATATAAGACCGGACCATATGAAGGACAATCTTTAGATAAAGTTTTCTTGGAGTCATAGTGGTATTCAGTAATGTAAATATAAAAGGTTCTGGTATTGCATTACCAAGTAATATATCCTTGAACAATTCTATAATAAATGGAATTGATACAACTGACGAGTGGATAAAGGAAAAACTTGGAATCGAAGAAAGAAGAGTTGCTTCCGAATCAGAAACCATTTCCACTCTTGGATATTCAGCGGCAATAAATGCAATGAATGATGCCGGTATAAATAAAGAAGATTTGGATTTAATTATTGTTGCAACATCAAGTCCTGAAAAAATTTCTCCGTCAACTGCGTGTATCATTCACGAAAAATTAAACATACAAAAAAATGTACCGGCATTTGATGTAAATGCAGTTTGTTCTGGATTTGTATATGCCATGACTATTGGTGCATCTTTTATTAGTTCGGGTATGTATAAAAATGTTCTCATTATTGCAACAGAGGCATACTCAAAAATAACAGATTGGAATCATAAACATTGTGTATTCTTTGGTGATGGTGCAGGTGCAGTTGTTCTTGGTAAATCCGAACAAGGTTGGATTTCAAGTGAAATACTTGCAAATGGAAATGGAACTGGTATGACTGGGTTTGTTCTTGAACATGGACAAAAATTCAATATGAACGGAAAAGAAGTTTGGGAACAGGCAGTTAAAGTTTTACCTCAATCCATCAAATCAATTCTGAAAAAGAATAATACAGATGTTTCAGAAATAAGTTTGCTTGTTCCACACCAACCAAGTATAAACATTTTAAAGATAGTTGCAAACGAAGTAGGACTTCCTATGGAACGAGTTAAAACTGTCATGAACAAATATGCAAACATTGCAGGTGCATCTGTTCCAATTGCATTTCACGAGGCAAAAGAAGGCGGTCAAATTAAAAAAGGTGACAAGATTCTTTTTACTGCGATAGGTTCAGGATGGACGTGGGGTTCAATTCTAATAAACTATGAGGATTGATATGTTAGATAAATTAAAAAGAGTTGGTTCTGATGTTAGGATAAATAAACTCTGTGTAATATCAAGACCGGAATTAGTTGAGATGGGCAGTCACATTGCAATAGATATGTGGACATATATTTCAACACAACTTATTATGGGTGATTATATTCATATTGCTCCAAGTGTTTCTATCATTGGTGGAGCTCCCGCAAGATTAACTATGGGTAATTTCACAAACATTGGTTCGGGTGGAAGAATTGTTTGTGCCACAGATGACTTTTCTCAGGGATTAATATCTCCAGTTGTTCCGATTGAACACAGAACAGTTATAAACAAACCAATTATCTTTGAGGACTTTGCAACTCTTGGTGTAAATTGTACGGTATTACCTGGTGTAACTTTGAGAGAAGGTACAATCGTTGGTGCAAATTCCGTTGTAACAAAAGATACGGAACCTTGGATGATTTATGCAGGTTCTCCGGCAAGACCAATTAAGGTTAGAGAAAAAGAAAGAATACTTGAAAGTGCAAATAAATTACTTCGTGGAGAATAATATGAGTAACAAATATCTTACAGACAAAAATTCATTAAGCATACCGTGGGTAGAATCTCCATTCTTTTATTCCATACTTGAAAACTCGGATTTAACAGAAGAACAAAAAAAGTTCTGTTCTGATTTCCATGAAAAGGGATATGCGATAATTGATTTAGGTTTAACTGATGATGAAATCGAACCTATACTAAATGATATGTACGATGCACTTGATAGTGAATCTACTGTATTTCATGCAGACCATTTTACATATTCCGATAGTAAAAGAATATTCGAGCAATGGAAACGTAGCTTACCGATTGCCAAACTAACTATACATCCAAAAATAGTAGAATCACTTAAACTACTTTATGCAAAAGAACCATTCCCATTTTCAACAATTAATTTTATAAAGGGAAGTAATCAACCACTACACAGTGATGCGATTCATTTTCACACAGTTCCTGAATTGTGGATGTGTGGTGTGTGGGTTGCATTTGAAGATGTGGATGAAACGAACGGTTCATTAAAAATTGTTCCAGGAAGTCACAGGTGGCCAGTATATCAATATCATGATTTGAAGTTACCACATCCAGATGAAATTGAAAACGGTGAATCAGTTACATATAGAGAGTATGAATTATTCATTGAAACACTAACACGTAATAGCGGAGTTGAACCTTACATCGTTAAGATGAAAAAGGGACAGGCACTTATATGGGCAGCAAATATGTTACACGGTGGTTCTAACGTTGAAGGTGTAACTGATTTAAATAAAACGAGATTGACACAGGCAAATCATTATTTCTTTGGTGATTGTAAACATTACTATCACCCGATGTTTAGTGATGTTCCAAATGCAAAATATGCAACGAAATGGTGCAATGATACTAACAACATCAAAACATATCTAGAAGGTAAGTAATATGTTTGAAGTAGTACAACAATTTGAAAAAGAAGTCGCATCGTTCTTTGGTGCACCGTTTGCAGTTGCAGTGGATAGTTGCACTCACGGTATAGAACTTGCACTTCGTTATCTTAACGTAAGTAAAATATCAGTTCCAAAGAGAACATATCTTTCGGTTCCATTTCTGGCTAACAAGATGAAGATAGAGTTGGAATGGAGAGATGAGAATTGGGTAAACTACTATCATCTAACTGATAGAGTTATTGATGCCGCAGTTCTTTGGAAGAAAGATTCATACATACCAAATACAATGATGGGGATAAGTTTCCAATATCAAAAACATCTTTCACTCGGTCGTGGTGGTATTCTTTTATTGGATGACGAAATTGCAGCAACAGAAATAAAGAAGATGTCATATGATGGTAGATTACCGATGATACCTTGGCGAGAACAAAATGTTTCATCATACGGTTATCATTATTATATGACACCAGAAACTGCAAAACTCGGATTAGAAAAATTACCAACGGCAATTGAAACAACTCCAAGACAATGGATAGTAACTGATTGGCCTGATCTAACACAGATGGATATATTCAAGAAAGGATAATATGAAGAAGGCATTTATTACAGGAATTGGTGGTCAAGATGGAAGTTATCTTGCAGAACATTTGATTACACTTGGCTACGAAGTCCACGGTATAGTAAGAAGAAATTCCGTATCAGAACACCAACAAAGTAGAATAGACCATTTATCAAAAGATGTTGTTGTTTATTACGGAGATCTACTTGACCAATCAGGATTAGAAAGATTACTTCGAGAAATACAACCTGATGAAATTTATAATCTTGCGGCACAAAGCCATGTTCGTGTTTCGTATGACATCCCACAGTTCACAGTTCAAACAAATGCAGTTGGTGTATTAAATATCCTTGAAGCACTTCGAAGTGCCTGTCCTAATGCAAAATTCTATCAAGCTAGTTCTTCAGAAATGTTTGGAAGTGCTGTTGATGAAGATGGTTATCAAAGAGAAACAACTCCAATGAAACCCGTATCACCATACGGTTGTTCAAAGGTATTTGGTTTCAACATTGTTCGTAACTATCGTCACGCATACAAACTTCATGCTAGTAACGGAATACTTTTCAATCATGAATCACCAAGACGTGGTTCAAACTTTGTAACAAACAAAGTTGTAAAGACGGCGGTTCAAATTAAGTTAGGTCTTGCTGATAAACTTGAACTTGGTAACTTGGATGCGTATCGCGATTGGGGTCACTCAAAGGATTACGTCAGAGCTATGCATCTCATCCTTCAACAAAATGAACCAGGTGATTGGGTAGTTGCAACTGGAGAAACTCGTTCAGTTCGTGATATGTGCAAGTATGTATTCAGTAAATTAGAATTGAATTACGAAGATCATGTAATTCAAAATCAAAAGTTCCTGAGACCAGAAGAGTTGCCATACTTGAAGGGAGATTCAACAAAGATTAGAACAGAACTTGGATGGAAACCTGAATATACATTTGAAATGTTGATGGATGAAATGGTTGAACATTGGATGAAAATATATGGAAGCTAATCTTATAATGCCAGGAAATTATGGACCGGAGGAAACTTCAAACTCTTATCCATGTTGGCCAAGTGAACATTTGAAATGGAACAAAAATTCAAATGAACTAACAATATGGTGCGATAGTCCGGGTGGATATAATGAATATGGGGTTTTATTAAATCAAATAATAAATTGTAATTCTAAATACAAAGTAATGGTTTTAATGGAGCCAATATCTTTGTGTCCTAAAACATATGATTTTGTTTTACAAAATGAACATTTGTTTGATATGGTATTTAGTACATATCCAAATTATGGTTCACATAATCCTTCTAAGTTTAAATATTATCATGGTGGTGCAAGAACATTTATTCGACCAGAAGAAAGACAAATCTATTCCAAGACAAAAAACATTTCAAGTATAGTATCTGGAAAAAATTTCTTACATGGTCACATGGTTCGAAATTTAATTAAATCACATCACAATGAAAATAATATAGGTCTTATTGATTATATTAATCCACCTATGAATAGTAAAGTAAGTGGTCTTAAAGATTATAGATTTGAACTAGTAATCGAGAATGAAGATGCCCCATTCTTTTCAGAAAAACCCTTGGACTCTATATTATGTGGTTGTGTTCCAATATACTGGACATCCGATGACACATCATATCTAGACATCTTTGATAAGAATGGTTTTGTATTTTTTAAAGACCAAGATGAGTTTTTTAATATGTTAACTAATGGATATTTCACAGAAGATTTGTATATTAGTAAACTCGATGCAATTAAGAATAATTTTGAAGTTGCAAAAAGATTCGTAAGTTTTGGTGATGTAATTTGGAATTGTGGTATAAAAGAATTAATGGAAAACAAATGAATAAGATAAAAATTATTTACAGAATATCTGATGCCGGTTATAGAAAAACAAAGCCATCATATATTAATAATGAAAATTGTTTAAAGAATGCATTCTCTGTATTTCCGTTTGAGAAATATGATTGGTCTATAATTGCAGACAATATTTCGCAAAACACAAATGATATGATATTAAAATATGTATCGAGTGAAATAATCAATCATACTAAAATAGGAAGTGGGGCTGGTACATTTAACGTAGCTCTTACAGAAGCATTAGAGTACGATGAGGATGGTATTGTTTATTTCCTAGAAAATGACTATATTCATAGACCAAATTCCGATAAAGTTTTATTAGAGGGATTTGAAATTGGTGGCGACTATGTAAGTTTGTATGATCATCTTGACAAGTACATACCAGCAAGTCGTGGAGGAAATAAGTTGATTGAAGATGAC